CTCATTCGCAGGTTTTTTTCTCGGTCCTGAGATTTCAGGCGGACAGGTTTTTGCACAAAAACGGAACAATGGCCCGACCTTCACACAAACCGACCGCATCGATGCGACGAAAGGTGTCGATTGCGGCGTCCGCTGGCATGGCGCACGAGCAGATCGCGCTGGCCATCGGGATCGCCCGCGGGACGCTGCTGCAGCACTACCAGGTCGAGCTGACCGAGGGCGCGTGCAAGCGCCGCATGGAGGTGATCGAGGCGGCGCAGAAGGCGGCGCTGAAGGGCAATGTGTCGGCCCAGCGCCTGCTGCTGTCGCTGACGCCTGACATCGGCGTCCCCACGGCCGAGCAGGAGGGCAAGGGCGAACCCAAGCCGGAGCGCGTGGGGAAGAAGGAGCAGGCGAACCTGGACGCGGTTGGCGCTGAAGCCGGCACGGGCTGGGATGGCTTGCTCCCCGAAGGCGTGACGCCGATCCGCAAGGCGAGCTGATGCTGGACCTGTCCTGCCCCGACTGGCGGGAACGCCTGCGGTCCGGGCGTTCGCTGGTGCCGGCGCTGGCCTTGCCGGACTCGGCGGCTGGTGACCGGGCGGTGGCGGTGTTCAACCGGCTGCGCCTGGCCGACGTGCCCGGCACGCCGACGATGGGCGAGGCTGGGGGCGAGTGGTTCCGCGACATCGTGCGCGCGCTGTTCGGCGCTGTCGATCCGGTCACGAAGGCCCGGGCGATTCGCGAGTTGTTCCTGCTGGTCCCGAAGAAGAACTCGAAGACCACGAACGGCGCGCTGATGATGCTCACGGCGCTGCTGCTGAACGAGCGGCCGAATGCCCCGCTGCTGCTGACGGCGCCGGTGCAGAAGACCGCGGAGGAAGCGTTCAGCGCCATTGCGGGCGCCATCGCGCTGGATCCTGTGCTGGAGCGCAAGCTGCACGTCCGGGATCACCTGAAGCAGATCATCCACCGCGAGACGAAGGCGCGCCTGGAGGTGATGACGTTCGACCCGGCCATCATCACCGGCCGCAAGGTGGTGGCGGCGCTGATCGATGAGCTGCACGTCCTGGGCAAGATGCCGCGGGCGGCGAAGGCGATGGTGCAGCTGCGTGGCGGCATGGCGCCGTTCCCGGAAGCATTCCTCGCCACCATCACCACGCAGTCGGACGAGCCGCCGGTCGGGGTTTTCGCCGAGGACTTGGAGCGCGCGCGCGGCGTGCGCGATGGAACGCGGAGCAGTCCGGTGCTTCCGGTGCTGTACGAGTTCCCGATGGAGGAGCAGTCGGCGCCGGACAAGCCGTGGCGCGACCCGGCCAACTGGCACATGGTCACCCCGAACGCGGGGCGATCCATCGAGCTTGACAGGCTGGTGAGCGAGGCGAAGGACGAGGAGGAAAAGGGCCCTGTCTCCTTCCGCATCTGGGCGTCGCAGCACCTGAACATCCAGATTGGCGTGGCCATGAACGCCATGGGGTGGGCTGGGGCGGAGTTCTGGGAGGGCTGCGAAGACCCCGAGCTGGTGACGCTGGCAGAGCTGAAGCGGCGTTCCGAGGTTGCCGTCATCGGGGTTGACGGCGGCGGGCTGGACGACCTGCTGGGCCTTGTGGTGTTGGGCCGGTGCCGGGAGACGCGGCGCTGGCTCCTGTGGGTGCATGCATGGGCGCATGAGATCGTTCTGGAACGCAGGAAGGACATCGCCGAGGCGCTGCGTGGATTCGCCGCCGCCGGCGAGCTGACGCTGGTCGGCCTGCCGGGCGAGGACGTGGAGGCCGTGGCCGACATCTGCTGCGAGGTGCGCGACGCCGGACTACTGCCGGAGAAGCACGGCATCGGGGTGGACGCGGCCGGCATTGGCGACATCGTGGACGAGCTGACTTCCGAGGCGCGCGGCTTCGCGCTGGAGATGATCGCCGCGGTCTCGCAGGGCTGGAAGCTCAACTCCGCGATCAAGACGGCCGAGCGGAAGCTGGCCGGCGGCGAGCTGGTGCACGGCGGCTCCGGCCTCATGGCCTGGTGCGTCGGCAACGCCAAGGCGGAGCAGAAGGGCAACGGCGTGATGATCACGAAGCAGGTGGCGGGCTCGGCAAAGATCGACCCGCTGATGGCGATGTTCAACGCGGTGACGCTGATGGCGCTGAATCCCGAGTCGAAGGGGCCATCCGTCTACGAATCACGCGGCATTCGATACATCGGCTGAGGACAGCATGGGACGTTTCGACGCGGACGACATCCGGGCGCTGCAGAGCATCTGGAGTGGGGAAGTTGCGCCGGTGCGCCCGCGCGCCAGTGGCGACAGCCAGAACTTCAGCGGGATGGATGACCCGCGTCTGTTGGAGTTCATCCGGGCAGGGAATGCCGGCTATGACGCCAGCAGCATCCAGCTGCGGAACATGGCAGTCCTGCGCTGCGTTTCGCTGATCTGCGGAACGATCGGCATGCTGCCGATGAGCTTGATCGAGGATGGCCCCCAGAAGCGCGTCGCCAGCGAGCATCCAGCGCACCGGTTGCTGAAGATCAAGCCGAACCCGTGGCAGACGCCGCTGGAGTTCCGTCGCCAGATGGAGCTGTCCAGGCAGCGGCACGGCAACGCCTACGCGCGCATCGTGTGGTCTGCTGGTCGACCGATCCACCTTATTCCGCTGGACAGCACGGCGATGAAGTCGGAGCTGGGCGACGACTGGAAGATGGTGTATCGCTACCGCACGGCGAAGCGTGGCGAGGTCGTGCTGAAGCAGGATGACGTATTCCACGTTCGCGATCTGTCGGTCGACGGCATCACCGGCCTGTCGCGGATGAAGCTGGCAGATCAGGCCATCCGGTTGGCACTGGACGCGGAGCGCGCGGCGAGCCGGATCTTCGAGACCGGCAACATGGCTGGCGGCGCGATCGAAGTGCCCAACGCGTTGAGCGATACCGCCTACAACCGAATGCGCGAGTCGCTGGATACCGGATTCACCGGAGAGAGTGCGCGTCGGTTCATGCTGCTGGAAGAGAATGCGAAGGCCAACGTCTTCGGGAGCACCGCGCAGGAAGCGCAGCACATCGAGAACCGAAACGCGCAGATCGAGGAGATCGCGCGGTTGTTCGGAGTCCCGCGCCCCCTGCTGATGATGAGCGACACCACCTGGGGCACGGGTGTCGAACAGCTCGGCATCTTCTTCCTGCAATACACGATGCTGGAACACTTCACCTGCTGGGAGCAGGCAGCGTCGCGCGCGCTGCTGTCCGAGCGTGAAATGGAGCGGTACCAGCCGAAGTTCAACGTGCGGGCGCTGATGCGCGGCACGCTGAAGGACCAGGCCGATTTCTTCGCCAAGGCGCTCGGCGCTGGCGGCACTGCACCGTGGCACACCCAGAACGAGGTGCGCGACCTGCTGGACTACCCGGCATCGGAATTGCCGGGAACCGACGACCTGCGCAACCCGATGACCCAGAAAGGAGCCGGCAATGAGCCTGCGAAAGCTGCCTGAAATCCGGGCCGATGCCCGGTTCGACTGCCTGCAATTCGACCTGCGCACTGATGCAGTGGAGCGCTGGAAGCCGGAGGTGCGGGCAGCCTCCAACGGTGATGATGCCACCATCTCCATCTACGGCCCCATCGGCGCGACATGGGACGGCGAGGGCGTCACGGTCAAGCGCATCGCCAGCGCTCTGCGCAGCATTGGCAACAAGGCCGTGACCGTGAACATCAACTCGCCGGGTGGTGACTTCTTCGAAGGCGTGGCGATCTACAACACGCTGCGCGAGCACAAGGGGCAGGTGACGATCAACGTCATGGGCCTCGCTGCATCCGCTGCGTCGGTCATCGCGATGGCCGGCGACGAGATCCTGATGGGGGAGGGATCGTTCCTGATGATCCACAACGCTTGGGGTGTCGCTATCGGCAACCGACACGACATGGCGGAAGCGGCAGCGTTCCTGGAGCCGTTCGATGCTGAGATGGCGGCGCTGTACGCCAGCCGCACGGGCATGAAAGCTGCGGATGTGGTGACGCTGATGGACGCCGAAACCTGGATCGGTTCGGCCCGCGCCGTCGAGGATGGCTTCGCCGATGGCCTGCTCGATCGAGACTTCGCCACCACCGAAGCCAGCGCGAGCGGCGAGAGGAAGGCGCTTGCTTTGGTTGAAGCGGCGATGGCGAAGTCCGGCTATTCCAGGTCGCAACGCCGCGACACCCTGAAATCTCTTTTCTCCGGCAAGCCGAGCGCTGCCGAACCTGCCATGCCGAGCGCTGGCAATGCAGATGCAGCCCTGATCAGCGGGCTGATTTCCACTATCAACTCGAGGTAATTCAAGATGACCAAGATGACCAATGGCTGCGTCCCGCGCGGCCTCGTTTCCGTGCGTGCGGATGCCGGGACTACCGATGTGAAGGCCCTGGTCGAAGCGCTGAACAAGGCGTTCGCCGACTTCAAGGCCGAACACCAGGCCCAGCTCAACGAAGTGAAGAAGGGCAGCGAGGACGCCATCCGTGCGCTGCAGGTGGATCGCATCAGCGATGAAGTCGGGCGGTTGCAGGCGGCCGTCGACGCTGCCAATACGCAGCTGGCGGCGGCGCAGATGGGCGGCGGTGCGGTCGGCAATGCGCTGGCCGATGCCGAGTACAGCAGCGCCTTCGCCGCACACTTCCGCCGCGGCGAGGTGCAGGCTGCGCTGAACAAGGGCGCGAACGACGAGGGCGGTTACCTGACCCCGGTCGAGTGGGACCGCACCATCACCAACAAGCTGACCATCCTGTCCGACATGCGCAGCCTGGCGACGGTGCAGCCGTGCTCCGGTGCTGGCCTGACCAAGCTGTTCAACATGGGCGGCACCGCGTCTGGCTGGGTCGGTGAAGCTGCCGCACGTCCGGCCACGAACACCGGCACCTTCGCATCGCTCAGCTTCGGCTGGGGCGAGATCTACGCGAACCCGGCGGCGACCCAGCAGATCCTGGACGACTCCGAGATCAACCTCGAGAGCTGGCTGGCCGGCGAGGTGGAGCTGGAGTTCGCCAAGCAGGAGGGCAGCGCGTTCTTCTCCGGCGATGGCTCCAACAAGCCGTTCGGCATCCTGACCTACGTCACCGGCGGCGCCAATGCGGCGAAGCATCCGTTCGGCGCGATCAAGGTGGTCAACAGCGGCGATGCGGCACTGATCAAGGCCGATGGCATCATCGACCTGATCTACGACCTGCCGTCGGCGTACACCGCGAATGCGCAGTTCACCATGAACCGCAAGACGCTGGGTGCGATCCGCAAGCTGAAGGACGGCCAGGGCAACTACCTGTGGCAGCCGTCCTACGTGGTGGGCCAGCCTTCGACGCTGGCCGGCTTCGCGGTCAAGGAAGTGGCGGCCATCCCGGACGTTGCCGCCAATGCCATCGCCGCGCTGTTCGGCGACTTCCGGCAGACGTACACGGTGTTCGACCGCGTGGGTGTCCGCGTCCTGCGCGACCCGTTCACCAACAAGCCGTACATCCAGTTCTACACGACGAAGCGTGTGGGCGGCGGTGTGCACAACCCGGAGCCGATGCGCGCGCTGAAGATCGCGGCCTGATCGGCATCCACTGATCCATAACCACGCCGGGCGGCTACGGTCGCCCGGCTCTACGAGGTGAACCATGCGCAAGTTTTTGAAGCCCTTCCGGGGCGTGAAGGATGGCGAGATCTACCCCACCGATTTCGAGGCCGGCGAGGATTGCCCGCCGGAACTCGAGGCGGGTGCGGAATCACTCGGCGCGCTGGCCCCGGCCAAGCCGGCCAAGACCGAAAAGCCCGACAAGCCGAAGGACTGACCCATGCCGCTGCTGACGGCCCAGCAGTGCCGGGAGCACTGCAACGTGATCGGAACGGATCAGGATGATGTCCTGCTGGCGTTCCTGGCATCTGCTGAGGACGCAGCAGCGGCGTACTTAAACCGCACGGTCCACGCCGACGCCGGCGCGCTGGGCGCGGCGATGGATGGCTACCCTGCCGCGGTGGCCGACGCGCACGTCGCCTACGATTCGGCCACCGAGGCGGCCGACTTGGAGCAGGCCAACGGCGATGTCATCAAGGCTCAGGCGATGCGGGATGTCGCCGCCCTGAAGCGAGCTACCGCACTGCACGCCGCAGAACGCGCGGCGAACGGAATCGTAGTGAATGCCAGCATCCTCGCCGCGGTGAAGCTCACGCTGGGCCACCTATTCGAGAACCGAGAGGCGGTGGTGACCGGCACCATCGCAACTGCGCTGCCGCAGGGCGTGCCAGAGCTGCTGCGCCCGTACCGCTTGACCCAGATGCCGTAAGGAGCATCCGACATGACCGCCATCAAGCTGCGGGCCCTGCGCCCGCTGGAGCGCCGTGGGCGCACCATCCACCCGGGCGAGCACTTCCCGGTCGACGCCTCCGAAGCGCCGGCGCTGG